ATGACCTTCTATTCAGACATGGCAGAAGTTGCCGACGATCTGATTACAGAGTTCGGTCAATCCATAACTCTAAAGGTATCTGCCGGAACCGCTTATGACCCTTCTACGGGGGGAGTGACAATAACCTATACCGATCAGGTCGGGCATGGATGTACGGTAGATTTCGACAAGGGATTGATTGACGGAGAGAAGGTCAGGATTGGCGACAGGCTGGTTCTACTTTCACCATTAGGACTCACTGAGCCGACCGAAGGCGACAAGCTGGTTATAGGTTCGGATACGTGGAACATCGTGCCTCCGGTCACTGTGACCAATCCAGCAGGGACTCCGGTACTGTATGAAGTGCAGGTACGGAAATGACAACGTTCGCGCTGAATCTTGCAAAGCAGATCGAAGCGGCGAATGACAAAGTAGAGAGCATCGTAAAAGTAACGATGATCGAACTATTCAATCGCGTGATTCAAAAGTCTCCGGTTGATACAGGGCGTTTTCGGGCTAACTGGAATTGCTCTATTGGTTCTCCTGACCTATCAACGTCACAAGCAATTGACCCTAGCGGAAGCGGCGCTATATCAAAAGCCACTTCTACGGTGGTTAGCTACACGCTAAACGGTCAAAGCGTATTCCTGACGAATAACCTTCCGTATGCTGACAGGCTTGAAAACGGATGGTCGAAACAAGCGCCGAATGGAATGGTTAGGCTATCCGTGATGGAAATTCAAAACAGTGTCCGATAAAACAATCCGCTCCGCGCTTGAAGGTCGTTTGGCAACATGGGCAGGAACGCAATCGCTCACTGTCCAGTATCAGAACGCACCTATCGCGCAACCATCAGGAACCTATCTCCGCGCATGGTACTTGCCTGCAACGAGAGGAAGCAAAGACCTAGCCGGAACGCATGTTCTGTACTCCGGCATTTTCCAGATTGATGTAGTCGGAATTGAGAACATCGGCACTGGAACTGTCGCAACGATTGTTGAAAGCATAGCGGCACAGTTTCCGAATAATCTTTCGCTTTCTGCTAGTGGTCTGACGATCCGCGTTATCGGGCCAGCATCTCCTAGAGTTGGTGATCCAGAACAAGGTCGCTACGTGGTAAAGGTTTCCATTCCTTACCGCTGCGACACAATTTGATTTTTATTTGGAGTCAGTATGCAAAATGATCCTTGGGTACATCGCAGCGACAACATGAAGTGCAAAACCTGCATGTGGTTTGTGCCGAAGATGCAGTCGAAAGAGCGCCGCGCTGAACTAACCGGAAACCAAGACCCGCACGTATTTTATGACATTGGTCGTTGCCGTCGTCACTGCCCAACTATGGGCTGATTTCCAGTTGTCTTTGTCAATGATTGGTGCGGAGATCACCGCATTGATGAAAACAAGCTCATCGCCGGATAAATAGCGTAAGAACTATTACGCAAACCGAACAGCCCGCACATCGCGGGCTTTTTTAATGCCCATTTGGGCAACTACTTGAAAGGCCCAAATCATGTCAGTTAAGCTTCCTAACGGCACCACCTTCGCCATTGCCACCGCTTACGGCGCGTCTAAGGTCATGTCAGCAGTGACCAATGCAGATCCAGGCGTTGCTACGCTTGAAGTCTCACACGGTATCGCTACCGGCGACTTTATGGAAGTAACCTCCGGTTGGTCGCGTCTTACCAACAAAATCGTCAAAGCTGGCACGGTCGCTACTAACGATGTTCCGCTGCTCGGTATCGACACCACGCTTACCTCGATCTATCCGTCTGGTTCCGGTACGGGTACGGTGCGTGAAATCACCACCTGGACGCAAGTCGCTCAAGTGCTTTCCTCGCAAACTGATGGCGGCGAACAACAGTTCGTAACCTATCAGTTTCTTGAGTCCGATGCAGAGAAGCGAATCCCGACCGTCAAGAGTGCCGGTGGTCTTACGCTGTCGATTGCTGACGATGCTACTCAGCCTGGCTTCATTGCTCTGTCTGAAGCAAACGATGACCGCCTGCAACGTGCTGTCAAGGCTACGCTGCCGGATGGTTCGGTACTGGTCTATAACGCGTACATCTCGCTGAACAAGACGCCTTCCATGTCTATCAATGAAATCATGGCGTGCGAATGTACCTTCAGCTTCCTGGCCGAGCCGGTGCGCTACTGATGTTCAAAATCAAGGCTAATCCAACCTTCCCGGCCACGGTCAAAATCCGTGCGCCGGGTGGTGAGGTGCAAGAGCTTCCGGTGGTGTTCAAGCACATGCGGAAAGACGACGTTAAGGGGTTCTTCGAGAAAGCCTCGGAGAATAACCGTAGCGACGTGGATTGCATTCTTGATCTAGTCGAATCGTGGGAGGCAGATATGAAACTGTCTGCTGAATCGGTTAGCGAGTTGATCCAGAACTATCCTACTTCCGCACATGCAATCTTCGCCTGCTATATGCAGGAATTGATTGACGCCAGATTGGGAAACTGAGGGCGCTTTCCCGAAAGTTCTATGAGGATCAACCGACCGACGCTGAGTTAGCTGCGGTTGGTTTGAAACGCTCCGATTTCGGGGAAGCGGACGCCGTGGAAGCGTGGCCGGAAAACTGGCCTGTATTGCGTCTATTTGACGCGATGAGAACTCAGTGGAGGGTAGGTTTCAGCGGAGCGTATGGAATGGATTACAACACGCTTCCCGTCGTTATGGAGATGATTTCAATAGATGACAGGCAATGGGCGTTTGAAGGTTTGCGCGTGATGGAAGACGAAGCGTTGAAAGAAATGCACAAGGATAAATAATGGCTGACAATATTCCCCTGATTGTCGAGGTACAGACAAAAGGCGTAAAGCAAGCCGCATCCGATCTGCAAGCCCTTGAGAAAGCCGCATCGTCTGCCGAGAAATCTACCGGAGGAATGTCATCCGGTGTTAATGCCGTCAATGCTCAGTTGGCGGCAATGGGCGCGAAAGCCAAAAACGCCGGTTCGGCTTTCCGTGATCTTGATCCTGCCGCCGCTGCAATGGCGAAACTCGGCAAGGAATCAAAAGTTGCCGCCGAAGGCATTAAGACAGCAACCACCCAACTAGACAAATTCAACAAAGAAGCCAAAGACGCAGAAGGGCCAGCCAAAGGCGTCGCTGGTGCGCTTGGAAGCCTCGCTAAATTTACTGGCGGGCTGGCGATTGGTGCGGCGCTTTACGAGATGGTTGGAAATCTCAAGAGTGCCATTGATGGGCTAGACAAACTCAACGACCAGGTTGAAATGCTCGGCATCTCTGCTGAGAGTCTATCTGCGCTTAACTTTGCCGGAACATTGTCTGGAATAAATTACGATGATATGGCGCAAGGATTAACGCGCTTAAGCATCAAAATGAATGAGGCATCAGAGGGCGGAAACAAAGCCTCTGCGGTATTCGAAAAACTAGGAATCAGCGTTACAGACTCAAGCGGAAAACTAAAAGCCGCTGATGCCGTTTATTACGAAATTGCCGACGCATTTTCGCAAATGGAAAGCGGCGCAGAAAAAACAGCAATATCAGTAGAACTGTTCAATCGCGGCGGTGCAAAGTTCGTTCAGATGCTTAACAATGGCTCTGACGGCCTCCGCAAGATGACTAGCGAGGCAAAGGCGCTAGGTGGTGTCATTGACGGGGAACTGGTTAGACAGTCCGATCAGTTCAATGACAACCTTGCAAAGTTAAGCACCTACGCAAGCAGCGCCGGTCGGTCGATTCTTTCAAATCTACTTCCTCCGCTGAATAATCTTATCGCGGATTTCCTGAGAGGTATTCAGGCTGCTGGCGGATTCATGCAGCTAATGAATGCAACGGCGACAATGCCGTTCGGAAATCTATCAACGCAGATAAAGTCTGTTCGCTCCGACCTTGAAGGAATGGAGAAAGACCAGAAAGAGGCTGGATACTTCGACCAGCAACGCTATGACCGGAAGATTGCACAACTCAAGATTCTGCAAGACCGGATGGGCGAACTTGTCGTAAAGGAAAATGCCGCCTCTTACAGCAATGAAGGACGGGGCGTAAAGCCGACTAGCGTTGCAGCAAACTCTCCAAGTTCCGATTACATCGCACTGACTCAGAAAATGTCGGGCGTATCTGCTGACTTCCATAAGCATCTGAAGATTCTAAACGCTGAATACGGGCGCACTGGAAACCTGAAAAACTATCAGGCCGAAGTCAAAAAGCTGATCGAAACAGAAACGCAGATCGGCAAAGACTCAATCAAGAAACCACGCACTGGCGGAGGCGGTGGAAAGACCGCTGCCGCACAAGCAAGCGAAGAGGCGAAGGCTTATCAGGATGCAATGAAAGGTTTGGCATCCGTCAATGCCAATGCTCAGAAATCCACGCTTGAACTATCCGCCGCACAATCCACACTCTATGACCTGATGACATCGCCCGCATGGGCAACCATGCCGGAGGCCTGGAAGCAAACAGCAGTCGCTCAGTTTGAATCTGCCCGCGCTGCTGAAATGCAAGCCGAGAAGTTCCGAGAACATGCGAAGGCAATGGAAGAAGGCAAGCGTGTCATGGAGTCCATGCGTACTCCGGAAGAAGAACTCGCGGCGCAGATCGTCAAACTTAACGGACTATTGGACGAAGGCGCGATCAGTTGGGATGTCTATGCGCGTGCCGTATTTGCTGCACAGGACAAACTCGACGGCTTGAAAAACAAATCCGTTGAAACAACCAACGAACTCGACGAATTCACCAAGTCAGCCGCGAAGAACATGCAAACGGCTTTCGCTGATTTCCTGTTTGACCCGTTCGCCGAAGGCGCCGACAAGATGGCCTACAAGTTCGCGCAGACGATGCAGCGCATGGCCGCTGAAGCATTATCAGCCAGCATCATGAAGAAACTGTTCGGTGACATTATCACCGGAGGCAAAACTGGCGATAACGGAATCCTTGGAAGTTTATTTGGCGCTGCGGTTAAGTCGTTCGGCTTCCATGATGGCGGCCTAGTAACTTCAGGTGGAGGCAATGCCTCATTTACGCGGTCGGTGTCGCCAGATTTATTCATTGGTGCGCGGCGCTTCCACAATGGCGGGTTAGTCGGTGACGAAGTGCCGGCCATCCTGAAGCCTGGCGAACTTGTCCTGACCAAAGAGCAGCAGCGCGGAATGGCTAGAGGCGGTCAGGCGTCGCAGCAGAATATCCGCATCGTCAATGCCTTCGATAACTCTGTCATCGAGAACTACCTAGGAAGTTCGGCAGGTGAAAAAGTCATCATGAACGCCGTACAGCGTAACGCTGGTGCCTTCCGTCAGGCGATGGCATGAACCTTTGGCCTTTTCCGCCGATTGATGAAGTCATCGAGGCGCTTGAATGGAAGACCGACGTTATACAAGCGTATGCCGGCGAGCAGCGTTTCCGCTTGCGCGAAAGGCCGCGCCGTTCATGGAGTTTCAATCATCTGTTTGACGACGAAGGCCAGGCAGCAGCACGGGCCATCATGCGCGGCGCCGATGGGTTTTATGTCCCTGATTGGATCAGGCGCATTTATTCAGGAAGTGTCTCCGCAGGTGCGTCCGTTTCGATCACGATGGATACGACCGGGCTAGGGCTGTCGGCTGGCGCATCCGTCGTGCTGTGGAGTGGCATGCTGGCGAACGAGGTATGCGTCATTGAAAGCGTCTCGCCGACTGCGTTAGTGCTTGAGTATGTCGCCACGGCACGAACGACGACGATTTACCGCGTCGATAACGCAAGTCAATCCGCCTCGTTGGACATGACAAGAATGCCTGGGCATCTGCAAACCGCCTCTATAACCTTCGATTCGCCAGCGGTCGATACCTATGCAGCAAGCACCTATGCCCAATACCGCAGTCATGACGTTCTGCCGATTTCAGCAACCGTGACTAATCGCGGCATCTTGTCGGAAAACATCGTCTGGCCGCTGGAAGTTTTTGATAACGGAACGGGGCTGGTTTCAACATCTGCCACCCGAAGCATCCCGGACAACAAATTTATGATGCGATGGCACGTCTTTACGCAGGCTGAGATTCAGGCGTTGCGCGCATGGATTGCCAGTCGTTACGGGCGCTGGCTGGCTTTCTGGCATTCCACACGGCAAAAAGACCTTGTATGCGCTGCCGATATTGGATCGTCTGAAACAACCGTTCGTGTTTTTGCGCCAATGGGTGCAACGACGCTAGGGCGTAGCGCATTCGACATTGAAATCATCGTTCCATCTGGTCCGTACTTCAGGCGCGTTACATCGGTTTCTGCCGGACCTTCGGTAAGCGGTCGCCCGACATTCGTCATGACGATTGACAGTGCGCTAGGCGTTGCGGTTGTTGCGGCTGCGGTTGGTCGGATTTCATATCTGCGCTGCTCACGGTTTGATTCTGACCGGATTGAACTGCTGCACCGCCCATGCGAAGGGCTTGCCGTCGCCGTCCCATGTATCGAGGTGCCGGTTCCATGACCTTCGCAAGCATCGAATCCTCGGCACAATCCGGGCGCCCGGTCGAGCTGTACGACTTCAGCATTGGCGCGGCGCATTACCGCTACACCAGCGCCGACGGCGACGTGTCCTATGGCGGAAACGCCTACAGCGCCGCGCCGATCGCGCGCAACGCCATCGAGGCGACTGCCGAAACCGCCCGCCTGGCGCTGGAAATCACCTGCGACCGTTCGCTCGGCGTGCTGACGCTGTTCTCGACCATGCCGCCGGAAGAGATCGTCGCCGTTACCGTGCGTCGGCTGCATGCCGGCGATGGCGAGGCCGTGACGCTATGGATCGGGCGCGTCCTGAACGTGACGTGGAATCCGTCAAGCGCCGCCATTCATTGCGAATCCGTCTATACCTCGCTCAAGCGCAGCGGCCTGCGACGGATTTATCAGAAGGCTTGCCCGCACGTCGTCTATGGCGTCGGCTGCACCTTGAATCGCGCCAGCTTCGTGGCGACCAAGACCGTCTCGACGGTTTCTGGGGTAACGCTGACTATCGCCAGCATTGGCGTTGCCGATGGCTACTATGCCGGCGGGTATCTGGAATGGGAGCGCACCACGGGCGTTTTCGACCGCCGGGCGATCCGTTCGCAGGTCGGCGGGGCGGTGGTCATCAGCTTCCCCATTCCCGGACTTGCCGCCAGTGCTGCCGTGCAGCTTTATCCCGGCTGCGACCACACGCTGACCACCTGCACGACGAAATTTTCCAATCAACTGAACTACGGCGGCATGCCGTACTTCCCTGAAAAAAACCCGTTCTCCGGAACGCCGATCTATTGAGGCCGATCTATGTTTTGGGTTCAACTGATCCTGCTGGTCGTTTCCTACATCGTCAGTGCCGCGCTGGCCCCGAAGCCGCCGAAACCGAAACCGGCGGCGCTGGAAGACTTCGACATTCCGGTGGCCGAGCAGGGCCGGCCGATTCCTGTCGTCTTCGGCACGATGCTGATCACCGGGCCGAACGTGCTGTGGTACGGCGATCTGCGGACGACGCCGATCAAGAGTTCGGGCGGCAAGAAATGACGATTGTCACGCATCGCCACTGCCGGGAACTCGGCTACTGCAATCGCGGCATGCGCCAGTGGTGCGAACGCATCGGCGTCGATTGGGCGGGGTTTATCAAGCACGGCATCACCTCGGACGAATTGAGAAAGACCGACAACGCAATGGCCGAGCGCGTCATCGCCCATGCCGAAAGGGAAACCGATGGTCAGCAGTAAAAAGGTCACGGTTGGCTATCGTTACTACATGGGGCTGCATTTCGGCATCTGCCACGGGCCTGTCGATTCGGTCAATCAGATCACGGTCGGCGAACGTAGCGCGTGGTCGGGCAGCCAAACGTCCAGTGCAGCAATCGCCATAAGCGCCCCGGAGCTATTTGGTGGGGATGCCCGCGAGGGCGGCGTCGAGGGATTTCTTTCCGTGATGATGGGCGAGCCGACGCAGGCCGCCAATGGGTATCTGGCCGGCTTGCTCGGGGCGGGCGTGCCTGCCTTTCGTGGCATCTTGTCGGCGGTCTGGTGGGGCGGGCAGGTTTCAGCCAACAACCCTTACGTCAAGCCGTGGGCGTTTCGCGTCAAGCGCATATTGCAGGGATGGACAGGCGGCTCGGCGTGGTATCCGGAAAAGGCGGAAATTCCGTCAGTTTCCTGCGGCGATCAGGTCGTTTCAGGATCATTCATTGTCTATGCAGGGTCGGCATATCACAACGCCACGGATTCGGAATACCCCCTACCAGGGGGCTATTCTCTGGTGCCGGCGGATTACATCGCCGACATCGATACCATTGGCCAGAACTGCATCGCCGCGCGAAATGCCGCAACGACTTCGACATTTACCTACGGCGGGTCGAATCTCTATATATCGAATGGTTTGTTGTATGTTTCCGCGTGGTCTGTCGAGTTCGGATCGACGGTCGGCATTGCTGCGGTGGTCGCCGATGTTTCCTGCGCTGCCGGCTGGACGGGTAGTTTTTATGTCGACGGTGTAACCGATGAGGCCATCGCGGTCTGTTCAAAAGATGCCGTGCAGACTGTCGATATGAATCCTGCGCATATCGTCTATCAATGCCTGACAGATTCGGCGTGGGGCATGGGCTACCCGACCACGGCTGTCGATAATGATTCATTCACCGCTGCCGCCGATGCGCTGTATGCCGAGGGTTTCGGCATGTCGTTGCTGTGGAACCGGCAGGAAACCATCGAGGCGTTCGTCCAGATGGCGCTAGACCACATCGGGGGCATGCTTTACGTCAAGCCGGATACTGGGGCGTTCGCCATTAAGCTGATCCGCGCCGATTATGATCGCGGAACCTTGCCGCAGTACGGGCCGACCAACCTGATCAGCGCCGACGACTACCAACGTCAAGCCTGGGGCGAAACGATCAACGAAATCACGGTGATCTATACCGCGCCCTGCACCGGAAAAGAGGCGGCAACCACCGTCCAGGATACCGCGAACATCATGACGCAGGGCAGCGTCGTTGCCCAAACGCGATATTATCCTGGTATCACGAATCCGTCGCTGGCGCAGCGTGTCGCCATGCGCGATCTGGGCGCCGCCTCGACGCCGCTGGCCCGCATCAAGCTGACCGCCACCCGCGCCGCCTGGGCGGTATTCCCTGGGGACGTTTTTCGTTTGACCTGGCCGGAGTACGACATTGCCGACGTGGTCTATCGGGCGCTGGCCGTCAATCGCGGCACCTTGACCGACGGCCAGATCATCATTGATGCGGTCGAGGATGTTTATGGCTTGCCTGACAATACCTATCTGGTCGATCAGCCGGGCGGTTGGGTCGATCCGTCCGGCGAACCGGCACCAGCGCCTTACCGGGCGATGATCGAAGCGCCCTATTGGGACTTGGCGCGCAACCTGTCCGCTGCCGATCTCGATTACGTTGATGCCTTGTCTGGCTATCTCGAAACGCTTGCCGTCCGGCCAAGCGGCGATGCGGTCAATTACTCGATTTATACGAAGGTCGGCGCAGCGGACTATGCCGAGCGCGGCGACGGCGATTTCTGCCCGTCGGCTACCGTTGTCGAGACACTAACCAAGACGACGACGGCGATCACGCTGGCGAGCGGGGTTGATCTTGACATCGTTGTTGCAGGTGGTTATGCGGTCATTGAAAACGAATACGTTATTGTTTCCGCCATTGACGCAATGGCCGGCACGGCGACGATCTCGCGCGGGGTTCTGGATACCGTGCCTGCTGACCATGCAGGCTCATCACGCATCTGGTTTGCCGATGGCTATCAGGGGTTTGAAACGACGGAATATGCCGACGCGGAAACGGTCGACGTAAAGCTGCTCACCGTGACCGGGCAGGGAGAACTAGACATCAGTCTCGCGCCATCGGATTCACTGACTTTTGACCAGCGCCAATACCGGCCCTATGCGCCAGGCAACCTGAAGTTTGCCGGGTCGATTTCTCCGACCGCCACAGCTTACCCAGACAATGTTTATGGCGATCTGACGATTTCCTGGGCGCACCGCGACCGCCTGTCACAAACCGCCTATGTAGTCGAACAGGATGAAGCCAGCATCGGCCCGGAAGCCGGCGTGACTTATACCGTCGAGATTCGCGAAAGCGGCACGCTGATAGAAAGCCCGAGCGGCATCACCGGCACCAGCTATACGGCCACGCTATCTGGCGACCACAGTGTCGAGGTAACCGTTTATGCCATGCGTGGTGGTCTTCGTTCGTGGCAATCGCATGTTCATGCGCTGGTGGTGCATGGCGACAGAAACCGGATCATTGAAGACGGCGACACCCGCTTCGACGAGGCCGGAAACCAAATGGAACAGGAGTAAGACATGAGCAAACGCATAAGCCAACTGACGGCAGCGGCTACATTAAATGGCGCTGAACTGGTCGAAGTATCGCAGCTTTCAACCTCGGTAACGATCACCGGAACGACACTATCAGCACAGGCCAGCGACAACTCGTTCAACGATTCTGGCAGTGGTTTCGTCACTGCCGGATTCACGACCGGCAAGACGGTAAAGGTCACTGGTTTTACCGGAAACACCGCGAACAATATTTTGTCCGGGGTGGTCACTGGCGTGACGGCAGGCAAGCTGACGATCGGCGGAGCGGATGGCGATGTGATCGTCGATGACGCTGCCGGGGAGTCCGTGACCATCACCCAATGGGATTCAAAGCGCACGACGGTCCAGGGGGTTGCTGACCTGGGCGGAATGGGCGACTGGTACAACGTCAAATCCTACGGCGCCACGGGCAACGGCAGTACCGATGACACGACAGCCGTCCAGGCAGCGATTGACGCAGCGGCATCGGCAGGCGGGGGCGTGGTGTATTTCCCGCGCGGTGTCTATGTCATCGGCGGGGCTTTGCAGGATACGTCGCGGTCAAATTCACAGCTTTTGCTGCCACGCATTGATTATCTGGATACCGAGCAGGTTACGATTGAGTTGCGCGGAGAATTCGCGCCGCCGCCGATCATGAGTGTCGTTGGTGCAACAACCCTGCCGGATGGTCATTCGATCATCAAGGGGACGCTCAATACGGCGTCGGGTACCGCTCCGTCGTTGATTGGCGCGTGGGGGCCAGCCGGCACGCTGGAAAATTTCACCAATCTACATCTGGTCGTCCGTGATCTCACATTCCGCATGCCAAGCAATCCGGCACTGACGGCATGCAACTTTCAGAACGTTGCGTCGGTTGATATAGATCGCGTCGTGGTTGATTGCGGCGGTTATTACGTTCAGGGGCTTACCGAACCGACCACTGCCGCAAGTTACGCGATGAGACTTCCGGCCAATAACAACGGGGCTAACACGCGGCTCGGCACGGTGGATGTGATCGGGTTCTATAACGGATACCTGTTCGCCGAGCACTCATTAGGTGAAAACGTCAAGGCGTGGGGATGCAAGATTGCCGCAGTTTTCGCCGCAACGAATCATGCCTCTTATTTCACGCGCTTCATGGCGGTCCATTGCGAGAAGGTGCTCACTGCAACCGGGGAGCATTACGTCGATTTTGGTCAGCTTAATCTTGAGCACGCCACGACCGGCTGGTGGGTAACGGACTACGATATTGACGATACAAACAATTATCTGAACGGTGATCTGGCCTGGCATGTCGTCCTGGCCGGCACGGGCGTTGATGATACTTTCACCGTCAATGGTGCAAAAAACATGCGCCGCAAGCGCATTGGAAAGTGGTTCGGGTATTGGCTGACCGATGCCGCCACAATCGCCGTTCCGGCGCATATAAGCAGCGACTTTACAGTGACGCTCGGCGGCAACCGTACACTCGACAATCCAACCGGGATGCAGGATGGGCAGGTATTCAGCATCCGCATCAAGCAGGATGCCACGGGCGGCAGGACACTTGCATTCGGATCGAAGTGGAAGCTGATCGGAACCGCGCCAACCTTATCGACTGCCGCGAATGCCCGCTGGTATCTGTCAGGACAATATGATGCCTGGGACGACACCATCAACTACACGATACAGAACGTCGCATCATGAAACCGATGCCTGCATTTTTTTCTCTAGGCGGCGGCGGTTCGTCCGGTCCGGTAACGTGGAATCCGAGCGATAAAAGCTCTGACCTTACCCTGAGCGGATCGAATCTCATTGCGACAAGGGTAGCAAACGGCGCCGGCTATCGTGCAGTTCGGGCAACTGGCAACAAGGTTTACACGGATAGCGGGTATTTCGAGATTGCGATTTCCGCTATGGAGGTCACTGCGCCTTACATCTGCGTAGGCATTGGAACGTCTTCTGCAACCTTGTCGGACAAGGTTGGCGCGGACGCTTATGGGTGGAGTTATTACGGGGATTCTGGCGGGCGTAAATATAACAACGGCACATATTCAGCCTATGGGACAAATTTCGCACAGGGCGACGTAATCGGGATTGCGTTCAATAACGGAAAATTGTGGTTCTCCAAAAACAACACATGGAACGGAGACCCTGCCGCCGGCACGGGGGAAGCATTCAGCGGCATCACCGGCACGCTGTTTCCGATGGTCAGCCTCTATGACGGGGTGGGCGGCGCAGTGGATTCGATTACCGCGAGATTTAAGTCAGCCGACTTGTCGTACAGCCCGCCGAGTGGGTTTTCTGCGTGGGATGCGACTTGATTGTTATTTTACCCGTGTAATTCTGGTGAAATTTGGTGTAATTAACCGTCGATCCATGAGTGCCAGCGCGCCAAAACATACGGCTTTCGCTAGCGTGCACAAGGCGTCAATCGCCTTCACACGGCACCTTCGCAACCAAGTCCAGATGGGGCTGGCGAATTGCCCTATCAAGCGGAAATGATTCTTCTCTCCAGACAAGCTCTGCACTGCTATTTATCCAGCAAAGCATCTTGACCTCTTTCATCTTCGGCTGGCGAGGGCGACCACGATATCTCATATAATGCATCCATGCTTTTCCTTGCCACTCTTCTTGGTGCGTTCCAGTATAAACTTCAATCTCCCA